TAGTGATTCTGTTTGTTCAACTGGTGGTGCTATCATAGATGCTGGTTTCTCTACCTTTGGTGGTTCAATAACCATATTCTGATTATCGAAGTTAACTGTTGCAGATTCAAACTTTTGCTGAAAAGAAGTAACAATACTTTTCTTCAATTCAGATAATACATTTTCTTTGAAAAGCATACCCCATGTAGCCCCATCACTACGAACCTTCTTATCCCATATTAGTTCTAATTGTTCCTTAATATCAACTTCGTGATACAGTTCCTCTGCTAAAGTTTTAGCAATAGAATCTAATTTCAAAAGTTCGTGGAACTTCCAGTTTCTACTATTAATTTTATTCATTATCTTGTCTTTCATTTTAATCACCTTTAAACAAACCAGTTAGAAAACCCCAAAAAATAATAGGTAGTAATACTAATCCCAATACTACTATTACTCCTAAATGATATAAAAAATTGAATATTTCTTTTCCAATACCTTTTGATTTTTCTTCCATAATTACCAATCCCATGCCTGTGATATTTGGGCCTCATCGCATATACCTATAAATGAACAATATTGACATTTAGCCGGATAATAAGATGTTGGGAATGCTCCTTGTTCGTATGCGTACAACAGTTTTGCAATACGCTTTGGTATGGAGTTAACATTCCTAGCCTTTACTTTCTCTACTTGGAAATGGTTAGCCGCAGGGAAATACCAAGCCCAATGAGTAATAGGGGCCATGTCACAGTCGGGGTCATTATCCATTAGTACTTTATAGAAAGCCATTTCGTTTCTCATACCTGTTGCTTTCCTATCTTTCCATCCACCTGTCTTTAATTCAACAGGGATGTAACCATCTCCTTCTTTGAAGATTCTATCTATGATACCTTGTAGATGAACAGTGTAATCTCTCTTTAGAGAGAAATCCGGATGTGCATTCTTTGGTATTACTAGTCTAGCGTTACAGGCTATCTCATTACCAGATGGTAAATATTCAGTTAGTGTTTCTCCCTTTCTTGACTGAACAAATCTTTCTGTTTCAAAAGCAGCCATTGTTTGGTATAAGTCGTAGTAATCATCTATTGGAAATAGGCTCATACAATAATTGTATATGTCATTATAATCCATATTTTCTGCTTTCTTTACATCAAAAGCATTGTAAAAGTCTTCATAAGAATTATGAACAATAGTTCCTTTTAACATTGCTTCACTTGTTTCTTGCTTTCTTCTTTCTATGTAACTATACTGATATTGTTTCCTACAGTATTCAAAAGTATTTAATGAAGACTTCGTAACTTTTAGTATAGGCATTGATGGGTCATCAGCCCATTCATGATTCCATTGATATGTATATTCCATTTTCTTTCACCTCAAAACCATCCATCTAATGACGTTTGCTTATCGTCTTTAGTTATATCTTTTAATGACCAATTCATCGCATCGAAGACTGGTTTTACTTTCTTCAACACATCGGCATCTGCTATAAATTTCCAATTAGGTTCGTAATCATCTAATTCAGATATGCTTCTTACGGCAACATATTTAGCAGGTTTAGTTTGACCATTCCAATTAGTAAATACTCTTTTCTGGTCCGGTCTGAAATCACATCTCAAATAATAGAAAGAATCATCTAACTTATCATTTGGGTTGATGTGTTCATTGTAATAAAATACCCCTGCGAATCCTCCTCCGTATGCAGGGTTCTTACCTTCTAAAGTAGTAGCAAACTTTAGAGGTTTATTGCATTCTTCTTTTTCACAAATGTAATCTGGTATTATTTTTAGTAAGTCTCTCAAATATTCTACGTTGTATTTCTTACCGCAACGCTTACCAGAACACTTTACAAACATTCTTTTTTCACGTACTCTTCCACGTTTAATTAGCCTAGATTTTTCAATTTCACCATTCAGAACTTGATGATATATTGTTCTCACATAATCAACAATTTCGTCTTTAGTCTTCTGTCCTATCCACATTTCTATGGCTTTCTTTTGAATGTCTTTTGCTAGTGGGGATTCCGCAATGCGCTTCAAGGTAAATCCTGTGCAAACGAATTCTTTGTCTGTGAGAAAGACCCCATCTTTCCAGTTGATGAATCCAGCATTACGATTCTTTGTGGCTCCTACACCCAATACACTGTAGTATTTCTCAAACTCTAAATCCATAGGATGGTCTTCAAGACCCATTACATTTGGGAATACTTTTTCCTGTATGTGTTTGTTTAGTATTTCTTGAATCTCTTGAGCCTTCTCCACTGATGGGATTGGAACATAAAGAGAATCTGTGTGTGCATAAACTACTTCCATTATACTTCCAACTCCCTTACTTTGAATGCCGCTTCTCTAATTGCTTCTCTCGCACTAGCGGTAATACTAGCGGCTAAATCTGTATCGTTCCATCCAAATCCATTAAGCGCAACCACGCCATAGAAAGATGCAAGTAGCCTCTTGGTAGCCATTTGCATAGAATTCCACTTAACATATTCTTTCTTATTGTTTGATTTTAGTGCTTCTAACATTTTAATTTTATACTCTTTTCTTAGAGGTTTCAATGTAGCAATTGCTTTTGGTAGTAACCCTAATTCATCAGTCTTGTAATACTTATAGTCAAACATCTTTACTTCTGAGAAGTCTCTAGGAGTTCGGATGTTCACGGCAAATTCAGTTTCACTTTCACTCTTAGTCTCCCAAGAAATATTTCTTGCTAAGATACAAGACGGATACAGAGATGCAAAGTCAAACGCAGCAACATTAAGATGTAAGCCATTCGTTCCCTCATCAGCAGGGTTATAGATTAACGCACCATCATATTCTTGCTTCTCAACATATCTACCTGTTGGTGCTTTCCACCAAGCATTACGCATGAAATATGTACTTCCCATATGGGATACGAAAAAACAATCTCCGAAAGGTGCTTTAATTAATTTTTGAATCGCAAGAACACCTTCACTAAGACCCATCTCTTCATCTATCTTATACAATAATTCAGTATCTTGCATACAGTATGTTAGATAATTAACAGTGTCTTCTCTCCATGCTTTCATAAAGAAATCATTCCTATCAGTAAATTTAGATTCTTTCTTCTTAGTTTCACCAACAGATACACTAGCACAATAATCAAGAGAATTACTAGGTAATGTTCCTCTTTGTGCATCGTTCCACTGTCTTTCAAAAGCCATATCTAGATTAAGACATAGACGGCCTTTGATTGGTTGCTCGATAGCACTGAATTCTAGATTACCTAAGTTCTTGAAACCGACACCCTTTACTTCCTTGTGAGGAGATAGTTTTCTAGCATCAAGGTCATTATAGTGTAACCTTTCAATTAGTTTAGGTACATCCGCTTGTAACCCATACCAAGCAATTAGCATGTCGGGGTCTTGTTCTTGTATATCATCTAGGAATGCTTTCAGCATATCTTTTTCAGAGACAAACATCTGTAATTCATCTGTGTTATCTCTTTCAATGTCGAATGCTTCTTCTATCGTCTGATGTTCGTATTCATTAGGAATCCATGAGTATAGTTTACTTTCATTAGTATAGTTATCACATACACCAATTGCCGTAATCGCTCCACCGTATTCATGACTATCTGGTAGCCATTCCATATCCCAATACCATTTTCTCAAATCATATTCCGGAACTTTATCTAATTCGTCAACGCAATACCTTCTAAGTATAGGAACATCTGCTTCCCAAGTTTTTTGGAATTTCTTTCTAGCATCTCTCATATCTTTAGGATGTGAATAGAAAACTTTTGTCAATGATTGACCTTGTAAGTTAATCCAATCTTTGGTCTTGTATTCATAGAACCCTGTTTGTTTGATAGGGTCGAAACCAACAACCTTGTGAGTAGTGTTATACTTTTCTGGTCTTTTATCAGTAGAACGAATAAAGAAGTAAGGTCGGAAATCTTTTACTATTTTTTCCTTTCTTACTTTATTTTCATCACGCCATCTTATCTTGATAGCCCTGATACTGTCTAACCATGATATAATCATCTCAAGTCATCCTGTTTGCTCTAAATAATATTCCGTTTTCTGTAACTAGAATTAGTGGTTGGTCATCTCCAATAAAGAGATTTATGTTTTCTTTCTTATCTACAAATTTGTGTAGTGGCGCACTAAAAAGCACTGTTGCTGATTCACCAGAATCTTGTAACATAGTTAATGTTTCATTGTAAGATGCATTAAGTTCAGCAGAAGAGATAGTTAGTTTAGCATTAGAAGTATCATCTTCTTCATAATAATCAAAACGATATACACCATTATTAACTATTTCACATGACTCAATAGCATCTATGAAATCACTACCCGAAAGTTGTATTCCGCAACTAGGGGAAATATTCCCAACTCTTGGTATATTAGTTAGGTCTTCACTGTAAGTAGGTAGTGTATATTGCATGAATGCATCTATCCTATTAAGAAACGGATGTTGGGTAACTATAGGAATAGTGGCTCTTTTACCTTCAGAAGTTAATGTGACTACATCACCAATATCAATAGTAATAGTGTCACTCATCTTGTTCATATATTTCTTAAGTAAATCAATATCTAAACAAAAGGTTCCTTCATCTTCGGTTTCTATTGTAATATGTTTTACAACAACAGTAGATTCATCTGCATTAATGATGGTTAATTTACCATCATCAATTTCAAAGTAGATGAAACTACCCAAAGACTTTGAAGATAATCCGCTAGTGCCGGACCACTTTCCTTTCAACTCAACATTTTTCAATGCATCAATAAATTCTTTTTTGTTAATTTCGATTTTCATTTTTATCACCTATAAAAAATAGCAGGGAACAGAAGGAGGAACAGAGAGAGAAAATCCCCCTTTACCAATCAACGACCAGCCGATACGATTTCTTTTCTGTTTTTATTTGGTAAACCCTGCTCTTACGAGTCTAAATTTCCCTCTTCTGCATTTCGGGAATTCCATGCCATGTGGCTTCTTGACCATTTGACTCAAAAATAGTCCAAGTTTTGCCAACCATGTTTGGATTAGTCTTACTAGATTTTAGTCTAGCAGTAAATTTGGTATTCTTACCCATTGATTCATCTCTAATAGCAATCATTTGTACTATCTTATCTGGAACATCCTTATGCCAATTAGGTACAAAACCTGTAGGTGTGGGATTCATGTGGTCACTGAAAGTAGGTTTCAAGTGAGTAATAAATACTTTATCGCATTGTAGTTTTAGTGAACTGTTAAACAATTCATTATGGTCAATGTTTCTTGCTCCATAAGAAGTTGGTGGAATAGGGTCCATCATTTTCTTTCTGTCACCTTTAACTCTTTCATAGCGTA